CCAGGCCCTACGAGACCCGCCAATCCAATATACCCCGCCCGATAACCGAGCCCCGGCAAACCCGACACCCGCCGCGCTCGCTTTGCTTCTAATACTGCCATCCGCCGACAAGTAACGCAGCCACCAGTAGAAACATACCGCCAGCCGTCGTGTCCACGTTTGCAGGGGTACCCGGTACGAAATACCACAAAACCCAAGCCCGCCGCATCCCGCCTGCTTAACACTAAGTCAGGGTATAACACATCTACTGTAGGAACAGAGATAGCCTTTTTAAGCTGTTCACATTGTAGACAGGAGCTATTAACAGCCCTACGAGGGCCAATATGCCCCATAGGGCAACGCCTGTCCGGTTCTGGTATGTACCACCTTTCACCCGCCAGCATTGCCGCTTGTTTGTTTGGTCCGTAGTTGCGCATATTTTGTTACCTCCAATCTTAGATATAACAGCAGCATATCCTCAATGTCAATATTATTTCTTACCTGAAATTGTACCCTAACAATCCAAACCTACCCCGAATCATATGGTAAAAATTAGCCAACCATTCCAACCCTTTCCACACAGTATCCTTTTAATCTCTTATACCTCTTCAATTCAGAATAGATAGAATCATAGATATAAGGGTGTTAGTTAGTAAGATGGTAATACAGACATACAGCAAGCAAGCTAACTAACTAACACCCTTATATCCTCATCGCAGCCCTCAGCAGTGTGGAGCGCACATCAAGAGTACCCCCCCAAAACAACCCGCAAACCCACAGCCAGCCTTTACCCAGCATCAGGGGTACTTTTTTGGTTAGTTGGTTAATAAGGACTAAATCGGTCCGCTTGTACACGCATAACCACTTGACAATCCGCCGCTCCAGGCCGTAGCATGTGACCACCCGCAAAGGAGGCGGCCTATATGGCTGGAGTTATGCAAGCTTTAGCACTGACGACGGACTTACAACCTTTCATTGAGGCCTACAGAGCGCAGACCGGCAGACCGTCAACGTACAACGATTTTATAGCTGCAGAGATTATAGAGCGCTTGACAGACGGCGAAACGCTCAGGGCGGTATGTAGTGATGCACACATGCCCACCAACTCTACAGTGTATGACTGGATGCAGCGCGCCCCGGCGTTTTCCAGCGCCGTCGCAGCCGCAAGGCGTGTGCAGGCTACGGTGTTTGTGGAGCAGGGCCTAGAAATACTGGACACAGCGCCCACCGACAGCATGGCCCACGTCCAGAAGGCCGACAAGCGGGCCAACTTCCGCATGACCCTGGCCAAGTGTTTTGACCGCGAGCAGTACGGCGACAAGGTACAGCAGGACGTAAACCTGCGCGGCGTCGTGATCCACACCGAGGACCCCAGGCTATCTGGGATACTAAACGGCGACTGATTGAGGCGGCCGGGTTTACCAATAGGCCAAGGCCAGTGAGAGGCAGGGCGAGCGACGGACCGCCTGATTAGCATACCACATATAGAACTAGCTGGAATCATTCAGCTTTATTGGTTGTCTGTTACCCATCTCTAATGAGAAGATTATAATTTAAATTTCCTAATGTTCAGATCGGCACCGGCCCTACCATCGTGGTCAGCTGCTCACGCTCTTGCAGGGCCAGCCGTAAGTAGACCTACACGCACGCAACCCCCGCCACTACAGTCGCACTGCGGCCCGCAGATCCTACAGACCGTCAAACTGCCTATCCTAAAATTTTCCAGAAAAATTGTACGCAAGGCGCTTGACATACCCACAGAGCGGTGTTACTGTTGACACTATTCAAGTATCGCCCTACCCTTAGCGGGGGAAAAGATGGTTTCCGGCCATCCTGGGCGAAACGAACTACCGGACAACACACTGCGGAGGTGTGATGATGAAACCAACTGCTGAAGAACGTCTTTTTCAAAAAATCGTAATAGATCCCCTGACAAACTGTTGGAACTGGAATGCTTCTCTTGCGCGCGGCGGGTACGGCGCCCTTTCAATAAAGGGTAAAACCACAAAGGCCCACCGCTTTTCGTACACAATGTGGAAAGGAAAGATACCCGAAGGACTGCTAGTCTGCCACACCTGCGACAACCCACCCTGCGTAAATCCGAATCATTTATTTTTGGGCACAAATGCTGACAACATGCGTGATATGTCCTTAAAAGGCCGAGGATGTACTGGTAATAAAAATGCACCGTCAAGCCTCACTGATGCCCTAGCTCTAGCAATTAAAAAAGACCCTCGACCATTGAAATTGATCGCTGCCGAGCGGGGGATGCATTTTAAGTCCATAGAGGCTATAAAAAAGGGAACAACGTGGAAACATTTACCTGACGTTGCACCGCCACCACACCCAACGGGCCGCCAACGGAGGGTGCAGCCATGATCTACGGATATGCTCGCGTAAGTTGCCAAGACCAGCACCTCGAACCGCAGCTCGCCGCCCTGCAAGCCGCGGGCTGTCAGGTTGTCTACCAGGAGAAAGCCAGCGGAGCCGATAACTCCCGTATTGAGTTGCAGCGACTACTTGCAAGAGTCACCAGCGGCGACACCATCGTTGTTACCAAGCTGGACCGCATCGCCCGCAGCACACAGCATCTGCTGACCGTCGTTGACCAGATGACTGAGCGGGGCGTGGCCTTCAGAGTGCTTAACTTCGGCATGGACACTGGCACCCCCACCGGGCGGATGATGCTTACGGTGCTAGGGGCGGTCGCCGAGTTCGAGCGCACTTTGATGTTGGAGCGGCAACGCGACGGTATCACCCGCGCCCAGGCCCTCGGCCACTACAAGGGCCGCGATCCGTCCGCCCGCAGACAAGGGGCGGCGGTGCTACGGTCACTGGCAGCGGGGCTGTCGGTCAGTCAGGTCGCCGGAATGTACGGTATCGGAGTGGCTTCGGTATACCGCATCAAGCGAACCGCCATTGAGGCATCATACCAGCCTGTTGCCCGAGAGCCGGGTGTCTGGTCCGACGGCGAGTTGCCGCTATGATCGCGTACCACGGCACCCCCATCGGCGGCAATGGTGTGGAGATCGCCCGCTTCCTTTCGGGTAAACATGCTCTTGTTTCATATGCCAACCAACAGGATATGGCTATCGTAGCCAAGACTTGCGCCAGCTTTGTGCTGGACAACGGTGCGTTTACCCTGTGGCAGGGCGGCAAAACGCCAGACTGGGATAAGTATTACCAGTGGGTGTCTACGTGGGCAACACATCCAGGTTTTGACTGGCATCTAATTCCAGACATCATCGACGGGTCGGAAGACGACAACTGGCGGCTGATGTTCCACTACCACAAGGAGGCCGCTAAGTACTCAGGGGTGCCTGTTTTTCACCTCCATGAGTCGTTGGAGCATCTTGAGCGAATGGTAGCCAGCTACCCACGAATCGCTATCGGTAGTTCCGGCGAGTGGCCTACACCCGGAATGTCAGGCTGGTGGGCACGAATGTCCGAAATAATGCACGTCGTATGTGATAACCAGGGCCACCCCCGCTGCCGGTTGCATGGCCTTCGCATGCTCAATCCGGACGTGTTCAAGCGTCTCCCCCTCAGTAGCGCGGACAGTTGCAACTGTGGCCGTAACAATGGCAACACCGAGCGTTGGAAAGGCTGCTACACCGATATTTCATCCAGTCAGCGGGCGGAAGTGTTAGCCTGGCGAATAGAGCGCCATAACTCCGCCGCCGTGTGGGCTGGCTGACGGCCCGCAATTATTTTCTTGACAAGCCGGTGACAGTCATTATATAGGTGACACTACACAGGAGGCAGCACATGCCAGACAGCAAGGCGACAGAGATACCTACATGGGTCAAAGGACTTCGCATCACCATCGGTAAAGACGGAGTGTGGCTGCATTTCAGTGCAGATGGCAAACAGGCGGGCATTAACTTAAACAGCTATGCCGCAGAACGCGGTAACATTGCCGGTGCGGCAATACAAGCCTGGTGTGACACGCTTACAGCGGAGGCGGTATGACCACAGCTACACCAATACGTACCCGGAGCTGTCCTTTCTGCGGGGCACAAGGCCCCCAACTAGAACTAAATGAACAGATGTTCTGCCGGGTTACTATAACCAAGCTATTTGCGGTGGCGTGTGACGATCCGGATGGCTGCGGAGCACAGGGGCCCTTCCGCCACACTATGCAAACCGCCATTGAAGCATGGAATACCCGATTGGAGACGGTATGACCGCACCACAGCACCCCGCCGCCAAGCGGCTCAGCAAAACGAAAGTCTGTCTGTTTCTCTCGGCAGCCCAAGCCCACCAGCTCAAAATACTGGCGGCCCACCAAGGCACCGGCGTCAGTGAGGTTGTGGCCGTCTGGCTGGCCGCCACTGAGGCCGAGGCCAGCCACTGTGGCTAAAGCTCCCACCAAACAGGCCGAGCCGTTTATCCTTCGGTACGACCCCGGCCCAGTGACGATGGACTTCCTGGAAGACCGGGCCAGCCGCGCCTTGCTGCTTATCGGCCCGGTCGGCACCGGTAAGACTTCCGCCGCCGCTTTCAAGCTGATTATGCTCAACAGCAAGTGGATCAAACCCGACAAAAACGGCAAGCGTCGCAGTCGATTTGCTGTCATTAGAAATACTTATGGAATGCTTAAAGATAGTACGATACGCACCTACCTGCGTGACTGGTTTCCGCCCGGAGAGTTCGGCGGCAGCTACCACCAGACCGATAAGAACGTCAACTACCGCATCGCCGACCGCGAGATTGAGATATGCTTTCGCGCCCTGGACGATGAGAACGACTATAAAAACCTGTTATCCACCGAGTACTCAGGGGGCCACATTGATGAGGCCAAAGAGATCCCACAATTAATCATGTCAGGGCTGATGAGTCGCTTTCGTTACCCAGCCAAGAAAGACTATGACGGCGAAGACCCCTTTACTGCTAGCAAGCAGGTACTACTGACCACCAACTACCCGAACCGTGATCACTGGATACATCGGGACTTTGTAGCGGCTCCGAAGGTCGGTTATCGCATCTTCGAGCAGACTCAGGCAGAAAACATTAAGAACCTGCCCGACAACTACTACGAAAACCAGATGATTGACTTTGCCGACCGCCCGGACATGCTCCGAACGATGGTGCTGGGTCAGTGGGGTATGACCTACAAAGGCAAGCTGGTCTACCCGGAGTGGAATAACTGGCCAACCAAAACCTTTGTGTCGGCAGTATCGCTACCTCGTGACATGAGCAAGATCTTTCACCGTGGTTGGGATAATACGGGCCTGCACCCCGCCTGTGTGATCTCCCAGCTCAACGCCAACCTTCAGTGGTGTATCTTGCAAGAATTTTGGCATGAAGACATCGGCATTACCGAATTTACCGAGTGGGTCCATCTCTGGTGCAAAGACAACCTACCGGGTGCTACATTTCGTGACATCGTTGACCCCGCAAGTAAAAACCGCGGTAATGACCCGACCAAAGGCAGCGCTATGGACTGGATGATTAAGTTTTTTAACAGTGTCGGCGAGCCATTCAACTGGGAGCTGGGTATCCAGACCCAGACGACCCGCCGCGAAGCGGTCGCCAGCCGCATCGGTATGGGTAAGAACGGCAAGCCGTTAATGTTAATCGATCCGGCCTGCACAATGCTAATCGACGGCTTTGACGGTGGTTACCATCGCAAGGAAATCGGCAACAGCGGCATCTACCAGGCTACACCGTTCAAAGACAAATATGCCGACTTGCACGACGGGGCGGCCTACGTGGCCACCAAACTATTCACCACCGCCGCCGCATCTAAACCAATCAAGTCGGTTACCAGCATCATGGCCGAAGGCCGGATACAAGGAGATTTTTAATGGTAGGCCCGGTAATATCATTAGCGGACCGGCGGATCGCCGCAACGCCGCATCTTTCCGGAGAAGCGATCTGTCTACAGTGTGGGCATCACTGGGTGTCGGTTGCTCCGGTGGGAAGCATGGAACTAGAATGCCCTGAATGTCACACGTTAAAAGGAGTTTTTAAATATGGTTGTGAGCCGGACGGAACGGCATGGACGTGCGGTTGCGGCTGTTATCTGTTCATGCTTTCGGGGGTATCGGAACGAATGATTTGTTGGAAATGCGGAGAATACCAAAAAGGATTTTAGGAGATCACACCATGAGTTGCCCAGACTGCGGAACATTTTTTGCCTGCCCAAAATGCTCGGCTGAGTACAGCCGGATCGACCTGGATATTAAGCGGCGGGCGAATAACCCCCGCCTGCAAGCCGTCAACACGCAGATTGCCGACTGTCGCATCCGCAGCAAAGCGGCTATCAAACACACCCAGAGACTGACATGCTGATACCTTGGCAACCCGTCAGAGACCTCTGTTTCATCCGCGAGCTGCCGGTCCGTCAGACCGGCCTCATCGTCGCGCCGATCGATTTAAACCGCAGCAAGGACAACACGACCTGGCTGCAAGGCCGGGTCGAAGCCGTCGGGCCGAAGGTCACCACCGTGGCGGTTGGCGATCTGGTCTGGTATGAGATTGAGATGGGCGAGTTTAGAGTGCCAGGTGACGATATGGTACGCATCATGTATGAAGGCCAGATTGCCGCTATCGAGCCACTGCAGGTACGGGCTGACTACCGGCCCTGTTCGGGCTGTGGATCAACGGCCCGCAGTTGGCAGGACATAAACCCAGGGGTGGCAATCTGTACTGATTGCAGACAATTCGTGTACAGAATATGACAGTCTGCACCTGGAAAGAATGCCAAGACGAAGCCACCCACCCGCAGCTAACCCGCGACGGCAGAATGTGGGCCAACCTGTGCGACAAGCACCATGAACGGCTGGTGACCAGTAAGTCACTGGACAATTTTAACCCAAAGTCTTTACTGAGTAGCTGGGTAAAAGCGCAGGGCGGTGCGGCGGCTGCCGCGAGAAGGATGTGATTATATGAGCCGTACGCTATGCAGTGAAGTACAGCGAAACTACACTAGCGGCTGGTTATAGTACGCTGGCCATGGGGGAAGGATATGGTTGTGATTAAAGGGCTACCTGATGAAATTAACGCGGCAATCAACCTACTTTGGGAATATTCCGATGATGCGTGTTTAAGTGGGCGAACTAAAAAGGAATGCATCAAAGAGGGCTACGATTGCAAGTCCAAAAAAGGTGCACACATGCTGACATTTTCAATTTCAAGAAAAGCATAACGGCTGGGCCGAAGTCGCCGCGAAAAGGACGTGATCATATGAGTCGTACACTATTTACCAATGATGATGTAGTTGCTGCGCTGTTCAGCTTTGAGCAGTTTATCTGTGAACGCTTTGAGCTTAACGTGCTGACACCCGCCGGACTGATCCGAGCCAAGCCGCAACCCGGCTCGCTGGTCAAAGCATGGGAAGTAGCTTGCCAGCAACAAAAAGTGTTTAGCCCAGCCATAACTGCATGGTGTTGTGTAACACCCCCACCGGAAATTCCTCTACGAAGAAAACCCGAACCTGTACAAGCCAATGACAAACAAAATATGCTGCGATTTCTTCGGGATGTTAGAGGTTGCTACAATGTAATATTTCTTAAAGGAACAACCAAAGTCTACAGCCCGTGGTTGTTTGAGTGGCAGGGTATGACCGAACCAGAGCGAGTACAAAAAGGTATCTTCGTTGAGTGTCATGGTATGGGGGAATTTGACGTATTTCGGATTGGCGAAGACGTGGAGTGTGTATGAAAACAGCAACGCTGCAAATCGGCAACTCAGACGACAAGTTGACGCAGAAAGAATGGAGTGATTATGTCAATGAAATCTCAAAAACATTAGAATACCGCAAAATAGCGATCCATTTTTCAGGCGGTTCGGTAAACTGGGCACAGTGGCAGAATTACGCTTGGGTGATCGCGTTAAACGAAGAGGCAATCAGCGAACTGTTATCGCAGTTATGCCTTATCCGCAAAAAGTACCGGCAAGATTCAGTTGCATGGACTGAAGGCGATACAGAATTTATTTAAAACGGGGCAAACTGTACGCATGAATAGTCAGGATGTTAAAAACCTCCGTCACAAATTAAGATTCAGCATGCAGGAAACTGCGGACTGTCTTGGCATCCAGAAGTCTACCTATGCGCGGTATGAGGACGGTTCAGCGATCATGCCGCCAGCTATCGTCCGGGCGGCCCGCGAACTGCTCCAGATCAATGAAACATTTTCCGCCGGAATGCCTGCGCGAATCGAAGCCCGGTTTAACAAGTATCCGGGCGTTATACCCAAAGAAAAGGAGAACCACCATGCGTAAATACTTCTGGCTGCCAGACCTTCCGGATCATCGAGACTTTATCTATCAGCCCGCAGCTGTCGGTCCGCTGCCCGCCCGTACAGACCTACGGCCCTTCTGCTCGCCGGTCGAAGACCAGGGCCAGCTCGGCAGCTGTACCGGCAACGCGATTGTCGGCGCAATGGAATGCCTGGAAACCGTACCCAAAACTGATCTGTCCCGCCTGTTCGTCTACTACAACGAGCGGGCCATGGAAGGTACAATCAAGCAGGATGCCGGCGCGGCGATCCGCGATGGTATCAAGACACTGGCCGTTAATGGCGTCTGCACTGAGGCACTGTGGCCTTACAACGTCAGCAAGTTTAAGAGCAAGCCGACCGCCGGTTGCTTTAACGACGGCCTGACCCGTAAAGTAACCAAGTACGCCCGTCTCAACACACTAGCCGATATGCAGAACTGCCTGGCAAACGGTCTGCCGTTTGTCTTTGGCTTTTCGGTCTATGAGTCGTTTGAGTCGGCAGCCGTTGCCAAGACCGGCATCGTCAGCCTACCCAGTAAGACGGAACGGCTGCTCGGCGGCCATGCCGTGCTGTGTGTCGGCTATGACAACAGCACGCAGCGGTTTCTGGTTCGCAACTCCTGGGGGCCGGGCTGGGGAATGTCGGGGTATTTCACCATACCTTATGCCTACCTGACTAACCGGAATTTATCTGACGATTTGTGGCAGGTGAGCAAGTAGGGGGGGTCGTCATGAAGATTACGGGCGCACAGGCAGCAAAAGTATTTTTAGAATCGTATGAAAAAGCTGAAAAGCTCTATGATACGCCATCCGTTGACTTTCTCTTGGCAGAATCCGCAGCGGTATTGCAACTGTGGACGGACTGCATGATCGACAGATATGCACATCAAAATCAACTCGGACCGAAGTGTGCTTGTCGAATGTGTGTTTATCAAAGATCAAAATCATTGTTGAAATTAATTGAAATGTCAGCTGCCCTTGAATAATTAACTTGACAAACAATTAAACACGCCTCAGACTACGCACCAAACCGGCCCGCCCTCAGACGGCGAGCCGGATCGACAGTCAGCCAGACCGGAGAGCGACTGCAAATGGCCAAGAAGACCTCGGACGAAAAACTTGTAGCTTTCTTGGATGGCGTCAAGAAGAAACTTAAACGCGACATTGACGCGGATAGCCACAACCGCACCGAGGCGATTGAGTGCCTACGCATGCTTAACGGCGAGAATCTTTGGGACCCGAAGGAGAAGACCCGCCGCAAGCTGGAGGGCCGCCCTTGCCTTGAAATTCCGGTCTTTCCCACCTTTGTCAATCAGGTTGTCGGCGAAATGCTGCACAACCGCGCCCGCGCCAAGATAAAACCCGGCGACCACAAATCCAGCCAGCATATCGCCAAGATCCGTTCAGGCATCATCGCTAACGCCGAATACCGCTCCAACGGCGAAGACATCTACATGAACGCCGGCAAGTCGCAGGTTGCATGTGGCTATGGTGCCTGGCGCATCAATACCCGCTACTGCGAAGAAAATCCCTTTATTCAGGAATTCTACCTGGAAGCGATCCCCAATCCGTTTACTGTCTATCTGGATAGCCGCCGTAAGGACGAGGCCGGCGCTGATGCCAAGCATGGTTTTATCCTGACTCGCATGCCCCGCAGCGAGTTCGAGGATGAGTGGCCCGATGCCGACTATCCGGGCGATTCAATCAAGACCGGCGCTGGTCTGAAGGACGAGCTGTTTTTCGACAAAGAGTTTGTGACGGTCTGCGAGTATTTCATCGTCAAGCCCAAGAAGGTTATGATGTGCCTGATGGACGATGGCTCCGTCATTACCAAAGAA